GTCCCGGAGGATCGGGAGTCCCGTGACTTCCCAGGTTTCGGTCGGTACCGGCCGTGGATACTCGGCCAGCGGCCGAATGGGACTGCCTTCCCGTTCGGCCTGCGCCACGCGCAGCGCCAGGGTTTCGACCGCCCCGATCCAGTCCAAATCCGTCGCCCCTGACCGCACCCCCAGTGCGGAGGCGGTGGCGGCACGGGTCCGTTGGCTGGAGTAATTCAGGGACGACCAGTGCAGTACCCCGTCGATGGTTTTCGCACCGGTCATGGTCGTGGTGACCGTGAGTTCCCCGTGCAGCTCCAGACTGCGGTCCCGGTGGATTTCGCTGGCTTCCAGGCGGATGCCGAGCGCCGGATATTCCAAGCGGTACCGCCCCTCGCCGAGGCGGGTGAAACGCTGGTCGGCCCGGAGGACGTCCGGGAGCACCCCTTCCAGAGGCGCGAGGAGGCTCTCTACGGGCCGACCTGTCGCATCAAGGGCCAACGTCCTGAGCGCCGTCACCGTGCCCCCTGCGCCAAACCAATCGGAAATGTCGCCATGCGCCGAGAGACCGGGCAGGGGGACCAGGGTGGCACTCAGGTGCAGCGCCTCGCAGTGGCTGAGGATGTCCTGCGCGTGCCTGCGCCCTGCGACATCCGTATCCGGCACCACATACACCTGCGTGACCCCGAGGTCGACGAGCGCCTGAGTTTCTTCGGCTCGCCATTTTCCGGCCCCCCCGAGATTGCAGGTGGCAGGCACGCCGTGCGCCCAGCAGGTCTCGACATCCTTCTCCCCCTCGACAATCCAGACGGTCGTTTCCCCGACTAAATCCGGCCAGCGGTAGGGCACCCGTCGCCCGGACGTGGTCCAGGACCAGCCTTCCCCTTTGGGCTGGCGTTGGCGGAATGATTTATCTGGGTACCGGAGGACTTGGTGCAACAGCCGACGATCCAGGTCGAGATAGTTGTACTCAGCGGTCTCGGTCACACGGCCGGAGGTGAGGACCGGCACCGGACGAGCCACCACGGGCGCGACGGGCATCGCGTCGAACAGGTCGGTGACCGTGAGCCCGACCGCTGACAGAATATCGCCAGTGGCGCAGCCCGCATGGCAATGGAGCAGCACACGCCCCTGGTCACCGGCAGAGAGCGACACGCTCGCCACACGGTCATCGTGGACCGGGCACTTGATCGCCCAGCCGTCGCGCGTGGGTTTCGCGGAGGGAAACCGTGCGGCCACTTCCGCTGGGGTCATCGCGAAACCAGCGACGTCGAGACCGAAATGGCAACGCCGGGAATGGCGAGATCCGATTTGAGCGCGCGGGCGAGACGATGCAGAGCCGTCGTGCCCGGTTCCAGCAGGTCGATGGTCGCTTGGGGGGTTGGGTGACAGACTGCGGTGATCCATCGGCGCGTCACTGCCGTCATGCCCGGCTTCTGCAGCAGGATTTGCCCGGCTACCGCCAGGAGGAGCTGCTGGAAATCGAGCACGTCGGCCCCGTAGGTACTCCGGCATTGCATCCGGGGCACGAGACTCACCGGGGCGTCTGGACGCGGAGACCCTTCTGGACGCGCGAGGAGCCGCGCCTCCAGCCGCTGGGCATCCGCGCGCATCCGATCAGCGTGGGCGGTCGTCTGGAAGGCGAGGATCGCTGCCTGCAGACGTGCCTGCGCGTCACGCAGCGGCGCGGTGAGGGCCTGCTCCTCCGCATCGAGGGTTTTCTTCGCGGCGGTGAGCGGGGCCTTCGCGGTCCGGAAAATACCACTAACCCAGCGCTGCATCTGCTGGACGCGACGGAGGAGTTCCTGGGCCTCGACGCTCTCGGCCGTTGTCGACACCACGGGGTCGATGGTCTCGGCCACCAATTTCTCGGTATCGCTGGTGAGAATCCGTTGTTGGGCTTTATCCGCTGTCACCGTGATGGTGAGCGGGTGGAGGGTTTGAATCGGCGTCGGGGCGATCCGGGGCATCGGCAGATCCTTTCGTTAAAAGATCGAGGGCGGTGAGGTAGTCGTTGGCCTCGTGATATTCCACGACGTGAGCCATCCGACCGTCAGTGGATAGATGTAGGACGAGACGTCGCCGCTGGCGCGGCGCGAGGTCGTTGTGTAGCAAATCGTACATCGCGAGCTGTACCCCATGCCAAGAGGCTGCCCCTCCGGTCTTCAGCTCTACGACAACCGGGACGTCGTCAAGCAGGCCCAGACGGTCAGCGGTCCCGGCCGTGTCGTACTGCGCGCAATAGTGCGGCGTCTCCAGGGACGTCCACTGTGGCCGCATCGCATCACGCCACCGTCGATATGAGAGGAGATACCCCCGCTCCTCCAGAGGGAGCAGGGGCGGGAGACCGTGGTCGATCGCGAGACACGCGAGATGGACGCGGGTGCCGCGTGCTGCGCTGTCAGGGGTAAAAAAATGCACGGCGGGACCGAGGAGTCCCGCCGCGCGGATGCGCCCTGTCACGCTCGGGACTTGACGACCCCCGACCGTGTAGCTGTGCGTGGCCGGGTTGAAGGCCAACATGGCATGTACTCAGAACGGGATATCGCCCGGCATATCGCTGGGCGTGGGCTCCGTGAATTTTTTGGACCCCTTCGCCTTGGGGAGCGGGACCGCTCTGAGCCGCACGCCGCCGACCAGCTTGCCGCCATACTCAATATTGGGATCGTTATAGGCGACGATGCTTTTCCCGATCCAATCGTTCGTCTCCTGCGACCCAAACGCCGCGACGGCCCGCTTAATGTTCGTCGTGTTCAGGATGAGCGGCTTCAAATCAGAGAGTGTCAGAATCCATTTTTTTTCGGATTCTCCATTCCCGAGCGATACGGGTTCCTCCGTCACGGAGACCACTTTGTAGACAGCACCCGCTTCGGACAGTTCTTCGCGGCGGAGATATTTTCCAGTGGTGATTTGTGGCATGAGTCGTGGTCCTTTCGTAGGGAATCGAGATGAGTTAAGGCCTGCTCCGTCAGCACGCGTGCCATCCTACCAAGAAAGCGACAGGGGTGCAATGATGCGCGCATTAGCGGATACGTGATAGCATTCGCTATGCCAATTGATCCGATTGCGCGGCTCACACAGCTCGTGCGCCACCACGGGACTCAGCGGGCGGCAGCGGGCGCTTTACAAATAGGCGAGTCGTATCTCAGCGATCTTCTCCGGGGCCGTCGCCCGTGCTCCGATGCTATCCTGGGAAAGCTCGACCTTCAACGTGTCGTCGTGCCGAAGAAGACCCCTTGGCAACGGTAGCGTTCGTCTGGAGAAAGGTGGAGACACATGGACATCCCGCGTACGCTCGCACTGGCGGTCCTGGCGATGGTGGTCGGGGCCGCACTCACCGAGGCGTCCTGGACCTATCGAGTGTGGTGGGCACGGTGGCGTCAACGCCGACGCCCCACGCCCACGCCCCGGCTTCATCGGCTCCCGTCAGCCGACGTGGACGATCAGAGCCCCTTCGGTAGAGGCACATGGCTCCACTAATCCCACAGGCGCGGGCAGCCTAATGTTCCGGCGAGGAGGGGCACGGAAACGCCGGGATCTCATCGAGGGCGCTGTCATCGAGAGCCTACGAAAACGAGGCGTCCAGACGTGGCAGATTTCTGGACGTGGGCTTCCAGACCTGCTCTGCTGGCATCAGTCGCGTCCCTATGTCCTAGAGGTTAAATCTGGTGCGCGGGGCCGTCTCAGTCCCGTCCAGGCCCGCGCACGCGCCCCGTGGCCCGTGGTGAGGACGGTCGAAGAAGCCGTAGCGGTCGTATGCGGAACGTGGCCTGCACCATCAGCATCGGCCTAGTCGTCATCGTACTCCTGCATTGGTGGATGTCTGACTCACGTCCACCGTTTCGGGGGGGACCACTCTACTAATGGAGGACTCATGCAACTGTGGACAGAATTCCGTACGCATCTGTTGCCCTGGCTCGTCGCCGCAGCGGTCGTCGGGCTGATGGCGCATCAGGAACACAGGCGTACGCTCACCCTGAATCAGGCGCTCATACGTCAAGCGCAGGCTATCGAAGCGCAGAACAATCTACTGGCGACACAGGGCTATTTAGTCCCCCCTACACAGGGCCTGCGGTGATCGTGCGTGGCCTCAGGCTCCCCGTTAACATGGCTCCACGGCTCCATAAAATGTTCCACTCGGCGGCGACGTGGGCGACACGCACAGGTAATTCCCTCCGTGTGGTCAGTGCCAACGATCATATCCATGCGGCGAACAGCCTGCACTACGAGGACCGGGCGCTGGACTTCCACTCGTCGGACCTGCCTGGACTCGCTCACTGGCTCACGCAATACGGATATCACGTGCTATTTGACGTACCGGGCCATCGGCAACACGTACATGCCGAGGAGTAGTAGCCCATGAAAAGCAAGGTGCTATACAACGGTGAATGGGTGCGCGTACGAAACATAATGAATAAGCATTTTGCTGCCAACAGGCCGTGCAGTCAGTGCCGAGTATTGTCGTGCAGCGTGGTCTGGTACAGCATAAAAACCAAAGAGGTGCGCTGCCTTAAATGCTTTACGCCGACAGAACGACGGTTTCTTCCCAATAAGTGGGTCAAATGGTAATCCAGCAGCTTAATGGCTGGTGGCACCGACTCGCGGCGTGGTGCAGGGACCGCCGTCAGCTTCGGATGTCAGTGGAATGGCTACGGGCGTATCACCGAGCGCAGGTCGAGACGCGAGCGAGGCGTAGTCGATGACGCAGTTTTCTGGAGTGGGCGAACTTCCCGCTCACCTCTACGTGTGGGTAGATAGCAAGTTCACCCATCTCACGCCCACGGGCTGGCTTCCAGCGGTCTGGTTCGGCTTGGTAGCCTATCCTGGGCGTATGTGGGGGTGTACTATTCTGTTGGAATCAGGCGGGTGCTATAGAAATTTGCCGCTCATCGCCCTGGCGACACAGCCCTTTCCAGAACCCGTCTGGACAGAAAAAGATGCTCAGTACTGGGACTGTTATGGCCTCGACTTTTCCTGTCTACAGTATCGCTATTTGTCCGAGTGTGACGTGGACGCGCGCACGAACGGACGTGTATTAGCTGGACGCTACCTCTTTTCCGTCGCCCCACTGCATGACGCGTTTTCACAATACCCGGAGCAAGCCAAGGAGTTCACTTTCGTGGCCCTCGACAACGGACGCATCACCGTGCAGCCCACAAATCATGTACGGTTTTATGAAAAATCCTTTACCACTGCCATTCCCGGCTCCCCCTTTCCGAAAGGGTTGCGCCGACAACGTGAGGTCTTCTCATGCGAATGAAATCGTGGCTCATGAATCACCAACGGCTGGTCGATCGTATGACGTGGTGCCTCGTGGTCCTTATTGGTACCGGGTGTCTGGTGGTGGCTCTATGGTAAAGAAACCACCCAAGACCCCCGCGCGTCATCGGTCCACAAACGGGCCAGACGCCATCGTTTTCGGGAAGAAGGAGCGTCCCGTCGCGTCACCAATGTCGTGGTGGCAGGATATCCCGCGAGAGCAGTGGGTCACGGTAGTCACCGCACGCTTTGCCACGACATCTCACGGGAGGAGGACCACATGAAACCGACCCTACCACGTCGTGGGCTAGACACACAGAAGCCGTGACGACGTCGCTCCCTCGATGCCCCTACTGTGGGGAAGAACGCATGCTCGAACGTATTGGACGTCAGTGGTTTTGCCAAGTCTGTTCGAAAACATGGTAGTCGGCACGCGAGCCCAAAACCCTGTCAAGGATTTTATTAACGCTCAACGCTTCTCGGAGAGAACGATGACTTGCGATAAAACGGTGGTCATTCCATTTGCCTTGAACCTCGTCCGTCTGATTCCTCCAGTTGCTGTACGACTTAGGTGCGATGTTAAGTTGCTACTTAGCCTGATCACGTCACATACGCTGCTGCACAGAGACAACCGGAAGTGTGATGCGGAGGGCCATCTCATAGCGACGGTCGCGGACTATGCCGCCGTCCGGCGTCTGGTCAGCGATTACCTAGAGGCGGCAGTGGAAGCGACCGTCTCGCCGACCATTCGTCAGACCGTCCAAGCGGTCGAGAGCTTGCTCGGTGACCGTCCTTCAACAGAGTCGGTGGCGCTGGGACCGGTGGCGAAAAGCCTCAACCTCGATAAGTCTGCCGCCTCACGGCGGATCAGGGTTGCGCTGGGCAAGGGCTATCTCGTCAACAACGAGGTCCGGAAAGGCCGACCCATGCAATTAGGGATGGGTGACCCTCTCCCCGAGTACCAGACGCTGCTTCCGAGTCCAGAGGCGCTCCGCAAGGAGATCAACGGCCGTCCTATGCCACAGACACCGGCTCAGTCGTCACGAACCGCAGACCCACATTAATCACGCCGACAATCGCTGCCGCAATATCAGCCGGAATGGGGAGCATCCCCGAGACTGCCGCCGCCACGCTGAAGATCTGAAACCAAATGGTTTTTGAGCGCCACATTTTTTTCATGCTCGCTTCCTCCATAATTTTGTGCAGTTTCGACGCCTGCCGATAGAGACGCAGGAGCTTTATGAGACGCATCAGGGCGTGCCGGTATACTGATGCCCTTTTTTGACCTGTACGTGGAAATGGGCGTTCGCCGTGCCGTGCCCTTCATAATCCAACCAGAAGCTGGACCCCAACGCACGGCGGAGTTGTCGCAGGAATCGCTGCCGACTGTCGGACGTGAGGAACGACTTCGACCGAATATCGAGAGCCTCGTTGGTGTAGTGCCGTGACCTGGGCCTCAGGCTATGCCTCCCGTCGTTCACACTGGTGATGACGACTTGTTGCAGTGGCGTACGTTCCGCCACCACCACCACGGCCCCGAGAATCCTGACGAGCCCTCGGGTGAAGCCTTTGAACCGCACGGACGGCTTGCAGACCACGCGCGCCATCAGGTGTTCAACGCCCGGTCAATACGCTCACGGATATACCTGAGGTCTGCCTTGACTTCGAGGAGCTGCTCGGAATGTGCCCGCACGCGACTATGCAGCGTCACGAGCCACGCGACCGCCGCCGCCGATGGGACGCCCACCGCAATGACCAGGCTTACATCATCCATGACTAGCTGGGAGGGGGCGGAGGCCAGATGACGTCCACGGGATTGACGGTATTCGCGGGGAGGTCGCGCAGGGCTTGCCGATACGACGCCCATGCGAGCACCGCTGTCTCGTCCAGCGGTGCCCCAGTAATCTGGGTCCAATCGGTGTGGTACAGGAGCTTATCGCGCTCCGTCCGCAGCGCGTCCCACGCCGCGACCTGCCCGGACACGTAATCCGCTTCCGCCTGCGCGAGTTCCGCCGGACTCGGTTCGGCCATCGGGCCCTCCCACAGCACCACGTGATTTTCCTGTGTCGCGCAGCGCGCGCCGGGCCAACGCCATTGAATCGCGTCCATAATCAGTGTCATGCCATAATCTCCGTGAGCGTCATCGTGGATGAGGCCCCCCCATTATTTACCCCGACCGCCGCAATATTCGACTGGCTTCTGAGCTGGGTCTTGTACACCCGCG